GTCCTCATATGCGGTCTTGGTCATTTTTTTCTCTCCTGCGGGTTCGGCCCCGCTGCTCTTGCGACTGCTAGCCAGCATATCAATGTATTATTTTCATAATACTCTCTACTATTACTAAACTAATAACAAGAAATCTATCTATCTATCTATCTAGGGCCAAAAAAAGCCGGTCATGGCCGGTTTGGGTATGGTTAAGGTCCGGGTTGCGGTGCAAGGGGTGATGGATTGGGCATTAGTCACTGCGTTCTTGGTCGTTCTCAATGCTATAATCACCGTTTGGGTCGGTGCGCGTATCTCGATGCTTCTATCCCTAGCCGTCGAAGACCTCGACAATCGCATAGCCCTAGCGATTCAGAGTGTAATCGAAAAAGCAGGGGGGGATTTTGAGCCCGTGAATCCGGTACAAGCGGCGGTCGCCCAATTCATCACCCAACGGATGCAACCGGATGTCATTCAAGCGGCCGTAGTCACTCGCGACCAAGACGGAAAATTCACCTGATAATTTATTAGCGAGTTTTTTATCACATACAAGTTATGCCGCGCAGACGGAAGAAATCAAGACGCCGAAGAAAGACCTTTTCGATTCTCAATGGACTCGAAGCTTTGACCTATGCTAGCATCCTTTCTGAGGGTGTTACAGGAGGAAATTTAGGACAATTTATTGGGGGAGCCACTGACATCGGTTGGAAATCCGCCAGCGGGAATGTAGGAATCGGGGTTGAGTCTTCTCGAGCCGGGGGAATGATAACAACGGGAACCGGTCAAATTTCGCTCGGTGATATTTTCTCCGACCCGGGCCTCTCGTTGACCACTATGGGGGACAACTTTCAAGCAAATATTTTGCCGATGGCTTTCAGCGCTTTCGTGACCTCGGTCGGATTTTCGGTCGGCAGGAAGTTGCTCAGAAAACCACTCTCAAGCATCACAAGAAATATCATCCATCCCGTTCTCGGGAAAGGCGTGAGGATGTGATTGAATGGCGAATGTAAATTGTTACGGTTCAATCATCAGCACACGAGGACAAACGGTCCCACTCTATAATGCGGCCACGACCGAGGGAACTTTGGATGCAATCCCTACCGACGCGAATTGGGTCGGCACGGCTCAAGTTTTTGGCACATTCGCAACCCAGATGCATGGAAACTTTGTCGCAGCTCGAGCAGGCCTAGCCGGAGAAAACGACGCGACCTATGGATACGTCCTAAGCGCGGGGAAGATAAAAGTCGGTTTGCCCCTTGGCGGCGGTACGGCTACCAACGGCGGTGCTCAAGGGCTGCCGGCACCTCTGCCCTATCCTAAGCAGATAGCAAGCGGTGATAGCGTTCAGGTGATGCTCAATGCGGCGACTGACAGAGAAGCGGCCGTAACCGTTGCGTGCTCCAATGGTGAATATCATTGCTTCTCGGTAACGGTGTCTTCGAGCGGAGAGAAAGAATTGCTTTCAGTGCTCGACGGGACTTCCGGCCTAGGCTTGACACTACAGGGAAGAACAATCACACATTGGTTCGGATTTCCCGGGGCTAACGACGCCGAGATGATTTCTCCCGTCTATGTCGTCGACGGTTCAGGAGTTCCAATCGGCTCTGTCGGCTGGACCGCAGCAGGTGGCGATAAGGCCGCAGTCTTCGAACCCTGTCGAATCCCCGTTGCTCTGAACTCCCGCATGGTTTTCAGGACTGATGCCTGATGGCGATTTCTAAGAGAGCAAAGGCTCGCATGGGAATTATGACCTCCCCGGAAAAGGCCGCTATCAAGAAAGCGACCAAGACCCTTTATGAGGCTGAATTGATGGGTGTAAAGCGTATGCGTGAGATAATCAGATGGGCAGAGAAGCGGTAGGGATGCCATGTATGATAACTTCGTCTTTTCGCACCAAACATTCCCCGCTATGGATGCCTCAATAGGGCGCCCCATCCTTACGACCGGAACTAGGCCTCGAGTCATCTTACAGTTGTCAATGTACAACCTTACTAACACGGCCGCGTCCGAGATAGGCGTCTTCATCATCCCTGAGACTCAAGGACTAGGCATCCTCGCCGACGGGACGACTCCCGTGGCCGGTAATGTCACGTTCGCCTATGGAAAGGTCGACGCCAGCCTCGCCGGTACCACTGAACAGCAACCGCTTCAATGGTGTCCCTTTGGTACCAAGGGAACGGGCCCCCAATATCCTATCGTTCCACCTAACTGTATGGTGGTCGTAGCTTGTGTCGGGACTAACATGAACGGCACGGCTAACATCACCGCTATCTCTGCCGAGGTAGGTTATGCCTAGACTCCCTGTTGACGGGGTCAAGGTCATCGAGCACCGAATTACGTTCGGAGCGAAAGAGAGGGAAATCCTAGAGTCGACCACGACCGCTTATTCCTTTAGGAATGTCAGCACCCCAATCATCACCGCCATCAACGATAACACGACGTTGCTTTTGATTGCCGGACTGATTGGATTAGTGCTCCCTTCTTGGCTGCCTGATGATTACGAAACCATCACCGAAGGCCTCGGGTTTGACGGGGTCAAAGACTGGCTCGAGATACAGAACCTAGCGGGAGCCGGAGCGGGTGCATACGCTGGAAGTGTGGCCGGCCCCGTTGGAGCCATCATAGGAGCCATCCTAGGCTCATACGGGGTCGAGGTCGCTGAGGATGTCCTAGACCCTCAGAAGCAGGCGGTCGCAGCCACAGCCGCACTCATAGTGCTCAAGAATACCTTGAACAGGTTAGGAAGGGGCATCAGCGACATTCTGTGAAAAGTCGCCTCTTGGGTGGGGTCATAGAGGCAGTTGTCGAGATAACTTGACTCAGTGCCGGGCTGAGGGGTTAGAGTGGCTCAGATTGGCCCTATCGGGCTAATTCTGAGAGCAGTCGCTTCAACAACCCCTTTCGGGGCTTTTCGGTCTTGGCCGGTTTTGCGTTTCCCTCGATTTCGAGGTTTGCGAGGGGGCTGATGAAGCGGTTATGATTCTCCGCTTTCTCTCGAAGCCACTCGAGCACGGTCGGTTCAAGGTCGGCCTCAGTTCGACCGTCGTCCAGCATCCTCCAGAGGCCGGGGATGAGGTTATCCTGAATCAAGCCTCGATGCTTCGACCCTCGAGCCTCATGAAGTTCCTCGACATGAACTCGAGCTCGACCGAGGCACTCTATCGGAGGCGTTCCAATGGGCCAGCAGACCCGGCAAAAGTGAGCCTTGGTCGGAAGACAGAACGGCTCACAATCTTCCCACTCGCAAACCGTCCCGATATGTTCGCCCCCGTTGTCGTCGCGGTAGTATAGATGAAGGCATTCTCGAACGAACGCGCTGAAATTCTTCCCCTCGCGTTTCATTCTTGAGGCTAGACGCGCGGAGTCGTCGTCCATGCTGATTGAGGTGATATGACTCATCTGGGAACCTCCGAGAGTTTGTGAGTCACGCCTAGACGGGTGATGTAGCATTGTTGATTCTGGATAGCGGCGACGGCCTCGAAGTCGGGACAGTCGAAGATGATTTTACAGAAGGAGCAAGCGAGCCTCAATCTAGCACCTCATCTATATCGGGACGGTCGGAAACGAGCAACGCATGAACGGCCTGACACTGGGGGCTAAGACATCCATTCTCAGCGAATATTTGAATCACCTCCGGGTTATCGGTCATGACCGTAAATGCCAGCCCACAGTCGAAGCAGACGATGTTAATTTGGTCAGTAGTCGTCATCATCATCATCCTCAGTGAGCCAATCAATAATTGCGATATAGTTATTCGAGATTTGCTTGATTCGTTCCCTCGATGCTTCTTCATTTTCTACGGCAATTTCCCATAAATCAACGTCGCGATAATGGTCGGCCTGTTCTTGGATTAGAGCTTGTATGACATCAGGTTGCAACGCGTCTAATTCCCATGCTTGGTCGGTGCCGTATCGCCGGACATATTCGGTATATCTTGCGCTCGTTTCCTTAGCGAAGGATGGCGGTGGATTGAATTCTCGGACTTGGTCGAGAGTTAGCCCGATGCGCTTGACCTCGAAGTTTTCAACGCCCATCGTAGCGAGAGTTTCCTCGACCTTCTCGGGCATTTGCATTCCTTCCGGGTCATGGTCTGAAAGGTACAGAATAACGACCTTCTGAGGCACTGTTCCTTCGTCCTTCCATGATGGGGGGTTGTTGTAATTGTTCAGCCTCGTTGCGGCCTCCTTGAGAGCTGAGATACTAGGGTAGCCGATGGTCGGGAAGTAGTCAATCCGGTTGCGGCTTGTGGCCGGCGAGATAACTCCGGTCAAGGCGTTCTTTTCAATCCAAACTTCAAGCCTGACTGGCTGGTCCCGCCATAGGTCTTCGGCGTACTGATACTGTAGGCTATTGATAGGCTCGGATGGGTCGCCGTAGGTTGTCTTTCCATAGAGAGAACGAGTCCGGTCTTCGATGCTGTCCCAATCAACGAGTCCGGCCATTCTGCCGTTTCGGATGATGTCTCCTAACTTCTTGTAATTACGCTGCGTGTTCTCGTACAAGTCTCGAGCGACGAACTGGTAATGCAATTGTCGCAGAGTCAACGAGCCCCCGTACTCGTCCATAATTTCGTTCGCTTGCTCAATGACGCGACGGGTCTTCGCCGCGAAACGTCTGTCCTCATATGCGGTCTTGGTCATTTTTTTCTCTCCTGCGGGTTCGGCCCCGCTGCTCTTGCGACTGCTAGCCAGCATATCAATGTATTATTTTCATAATACTCTCTACTATTACTAAACTAATAACAAGAAATCTATCTATCT